CAACTAATTCATTTGCATGCTCTGCAAAATCGGTAACTACAGACGGGGCGTGGTTAATCAACCTGCGTGTTTGTTTCCATCTTACAGCAACTTCTTTTGTGGTTTCTTTAGCAGTTACCCATTCAGCATCAGCCAATGGCTTTAATGCGCCCTCTGCGATAAATTCAGCATCGCCCTCTTCGTTTACACGATCAGAATACCAAATGTTTTCAGTGCCTGGCTGATTTTTAACGGTAATCAAATCCATGAAGATAGTATCAGGTTTTGGAACGTGACCTATTTCCGCATCGATGTAATTACCAAATAACGGGCTAAATCCTCCTGCTACGTTAGGTATAACGTTTGCGGTAGTCATTAAGGCAGCAGCTTTAATGTTGGTTGTTTCGCTGAAATTAGGTGCTTTGTAAGCATCATCTTCAATACGTTTTTTCAACATAGTAACAACAGAGCCTTGTTTTGCTTCGCCGTCGCCGTCAGCTTTTTCTTTTAGCTTTGCAACCTGATCAGCAGCATCATCTGCTTTTTTCTCGGCATCTTTTACCTTGCCTTCTAATTCTTTTTTTGCAGCATCAACGGCCTCTTTTATTTCTTTGGCTCGTTCCGCTTTTTCATGATCTGCTTTTGCAGTCATATAAGCATCTACGGCACTTTCGTCCATTTCTGCTAATTCTTTTTGCGTTTTTTTAACAAACATCTTTTTAGTGTTTAGTTGTAATAAATTCGTTTCTTTTTCTCTTGAGTGATTTCAACAATCGGCTCGGCTTTGGCAGGTGTTTCATCAACGGCCTGTATATCTTTAGATGAAGTTGAGTAAGTACCTGTATTTGGATTTGCACCAAACAACACGCAACTATTTTCTAATATTTGGCTTTCAATAATAGCAAAGAAATAACCATATAAATCAACTTTATCTTTATTAATTACATTAGGGTAGTATTTATTCCAATTCTTTTTATAGCCCTTATCCTCTTCTAAGTCGCTATCTAAGCATAAAGCTATTTGTATATACCGCAATCCGATTGAGTGCTGCTTAATTTGATTGTCCTTATAAAGCAAATAGGTTTTTTTATCGTAATCTTTAGTAACTACGCTGCGCATCATTAAAGCCTGGGCTTTCTGCACATCGCTAGTAATACCAAAATATCCCAAATCAAAGTTTTTAGTATATAATTCAGGATTTTTACCAACTATGTCATCGGTAGTATATTTATGGTTTTTAAGATGGTAAACAATAGATTTATCGCTAATCGTTTTATTCCAATTGTCCTTAATCATCACATCCATGTAGCTATCACACCACCCTGATAAATTAGCAATAGCATTTACCTCAATCTCGCCCTCGGCTAACGGTTCGCCATCTTCTTTAACCGTCTGCTTTTCATTTACAGGCAGGCATCCCCAATTATAAATATCGCTCTCAATAGGAAGCGATCTCTTTTGGGCAATGATTTGTTTTTCATTACTCCGTAAATAAGCGAATGCCTCTGCCTTAGTGGCGTGGCTAGGTATAGCTACTCTCATTTCTGTATAATTTTGCCTTGCTCTGCTGCTTTGGTTTTTATTTCTAACAGTTTTTTAGCATCTGCCTGTAACTGTTTGGTGTCTTTTTTACTCATAATCAGCTAATTTTAAACCGTTTTCTTTCGCTAATATAGCATTTTCTAATTTTAATTTAACGACATTTTGCCTTTCAGCCTCAAAAACCTGATAACAGGCTAAGTGCTGCCACGTCATTTCGGTATCGTCAATGTCTAAAATATTTTCTATAGCGTCAGTTAATTCTTCGCCTTTTGGCTTCATGCCATACTCGATATGCCTAACTAAAGACTTTTCCTGGTTTTCGTATGTGCTGCCACCTTTGCCGCTTGTAATATGAGCCTCTAATATATCGCGTGGTATGCCGTACATACTACCTATAGCATAATAGTCACTCCAATAGCTTTCATCAAGTTTAAGGGCAGCCATATTGTCGGTAAACCTTTTAATCTCTATTTGGGATTTATTAGCGTGTACCTGTTTGCCCCCATTTATTTTAGTTTCAATATCGTGCTTCTCATCTTCGCCTAATGGTAATTGGCTTGTATTGTTCGGGTCTTGCTTGCCACTAACCATCCATTTGCCAGAGTAACGAACGTTAATATTTTTAGCGTCCAAAGCCTCTTCGCTATTCATAATAATTTTATACAAAGCATCAATCCTGCTTATGCCTATATAAAAATTATCATTCATAGAACTGCTTAGATCGTGCAGCGGTGTAATCTCACCCAATGGTATATACTTGTATTTGCCATTGCCTAATATATATTTAACGGTATCTCCCATTAAATCATTATATGTGGCTTTACGCAATATAAAATCCATCATTTTTTGAGTGGTGCTTGGTTTCCACTCAATTTGTCCTGGATTTAACCATTGCAAAGTATTGGCATCATTAAGCAAACGACCTCCAGACTTCCATAAATAGGCCGTTCCAGTCATTGACCAAAACATATAATCCCAATAAAATTGAGTCCAGCTTTGTTTATAGTTTGGTGTTTTGCGAAGTGTTTTTAAATACTCTACGGTTTCAGGTGTATTTATTTTACCTAAAGAAAATATGTCTGCATTAAGTGCGAATACTTTTAGACATGCGGGATTTGATAGGATAAGTTTTAATTTTTGTTGGGTTGAAAGCGTCTTGTGCCTAACCCCCTTACCGCCAAACATCCAATATAACCAATCACCCTGATTGTTATGTTCTACCTGCAACGGTGACGGTTCGCCAAATGAAAGATTAAATTTAAATCCCATATTAAGGCTAAAAGTAATAAAAAAGTTTCATATCAAATATTTTTTATTATACCGTCCTAATCAAGCCCTCTTGCACAAACCAAAAATAACCGTAACGTGCGGGGTCAATAAGGTGATTATCCAAATCTTCTGGCTCTTCTAAAACAATACCGTAACGATCGACTTGCCTGGAATAGTTTTCTTGTTCATAGTCCAAATCGCTACTGCTTTCAGTAAAGTAAACCTTAACAGAATTAAGCCCATCTATTCCATCAACAATACTTCCAGCCCCCTTTGTGGCTGCAATAGCATAATCATAACCAATCCTACGCAACCCACGTATTTTATCAGGCCTATTACTATCACAAACTATTACCCTGTTTTTAGGTATATCAAACTTACTAAAATACCACGTTATAAATCCCTCTTCACTATCGTTTATCTGTGCTAATTCTGTTGGGGATAACCTTTCACGTAGTTTGTTTTCAGACAAGTAGTTGCGCTGGTGTAAATACAAAGCCCCGTCATAATACTTCATATCTAATATACCCCAAGGATCAACCGCACCCCAATCTATGCAGGTTATATGATGGGAATTAGGCACTTTAATTTCATGGTATTTAGCATCAGATATTTTAGTCCATCTAAATATACGATTAGGACGCTCACCTTTAATCCCAAGCCCGTATACATCCCAAGAAAAATCGTTAGCTGAATTTGTTATTTCGTTTAACTTGCACCTAGCCAATTCTTTTAGATGCCATTTTGTAAACTCTTTAGGATTGTTTACTATATCGTATCTATTTGCTGCCTGTTCCGAAATAACGCTAGCTATATAAGATTTTTTAACCGATTGATAAGAAAGTATCTTAGCCCGTTGTTCTTCGGGACAAAATGGGTTATCACTAAATACGCTATGTATAACTAAACAACGTGGTGATTTCTTAATATCATCTATCCAATGTGATTTTTTTGGGTTCCAATCAATAAAAACAAAATCAGATGTACGCTGGTCAATCTGGTCAAACGTTTCTCTTGATATTTTGTAAGGCTCATTAAGCCAAGCGCAATCCTGCGTTAAACCGTGTACTGTTTCTTCATCGTCAGTACCATGTATCTCAAACGTGCTATCAGTCGAATAAGTGAATATACTTTCGGTTTTATTGAAGTCTTGGTCTACCTTATAGCGGTTGGTTGATTTTAAACGCTTTAAAACGTCATTTAAGACAGTTTTTTTACAATCCGTCTTTGTATCCCGCCAAACAGTTAAACGCTTGTTAGAATTAGCCCTAGCGTACAAATCAAAGCAATCTATAAGAGATACTGTTTTGCTGCTTCGGCTACTACCCTCATTGACTATATATTTGTACTTCCTACTACCATCCTCATTGGTTGCATGGATAGCATCCCAATTCTTTTGAAATACAATGGTGGCTTGCATCCTATTCGTCTAATGGATTTGGTGGAACTATTTCAATAGCTACCGTTTTATTTGTCATTTCACCGCTATGCTCAACTTCTTGTTTAGGTGCGCCGTAAGCACTATCCATTATGGCTTTGTAGGCATTAGTTTCTTTAGTTGCCAATACAGTTTGCTGCATGGTTATGTAATCTTCTACAGTTATAGACTGCTCTAAATCGGGGAATGATTTTAATAATTCTGTATATTTTTCATCGGGTATTCTGATAAGCATTTCTAATACTTTACGGGCAACAGTCGCACGGTTTTTAGAACCTGGAGTTCTTCCCTGCGTAACTGGTTGATTTTCAGATGAAAATCTTGTTGATATACTATTTTCTCCGCTTGGCATTTTCCGATATTTTCCGATTTTCAATTCAAAGTTAAACAATTAATAATAATTTCTTATATAGGGGGTGTTAAAACTATCGGCAGGGTTAGCTAACCGATAGTCTACCTTGACCTAACAAGAACCACCTAATTAGGGATGGGTATGTTTTTAAAGATGTGAGTTATAGTATTTACGTTCCATCCGTTCCCTAACATTCGGTAACGCTGTGTATTGCTTACGCAATCGGTATAGTTATCAGGTACATTTTGTAAACGTTCACACTCAACAGGGGTAAATTTCCTATACCTGTTACCGTCAAATAAAAATGGATTACCTCCAAATGTTTCAACACCTTTTGCATAACGATGTGTTAATGTGTTTGTTTTTTCAAAGTCTATCCTACCGTTACAGTCAACACATAAGAAAGTTCCATTTTTACTATTGTCATAATAAGACATAAGCGTTAATGCCTTTTCGCCATTAATTGCGGTTAATTTCTTTTTTATCCTATCTTCTCTGTTAATGTAATTAGATAGTTTTTCGCTCAGGTAGTATTTTTCACTAACGTTATTTTCTAAAATATGTGGTAATAAAATATTCATATCTGTTGGCTGTTCAACATCATTAATATTTGTCCAATAATACCTGTTTCTATTTTGCGCTGATA